CTGAGGACCGTTTTTGACTTCCAATACTCCGAAGAGATGTTTAGACGAGACATTATCGTTACCCCCTTAGGGGCTAGACAGATTGGATGAGGCATTGTTAAGAGGCCAGGGCGTCAACCTTATTTGGGGGACTTTACATCTGTGCAAGAGTGCACGAGCCAATTTGAGACCTATGCCTAGGCCTCAGAAGAAAGGGTCCGGGAGGCTCCTCGCCTCCACCCTAGAATCTGGGCTAACGCATAGTTGAGTTGAACATGTGCTATATTTTGATCACATGGGGTATCAACTCCCTAACTCTCTTTCGATTCAGCGTGTCTATTGCAGGTTACCTCATCGCCCTTGCGGGCTATAGGTGAACTCTTCAGGCAAGCGGACGATTGCACGTCGGCTTTTCGCCGGCCTTCAAATTCTGCTCGGGGATACTCTCCCTTACCGCAACCCCCCTTCTACCATCTCAAGGATTGGTCTTCTGGGGATTGCGCGACTGCCAGATTTCAGTGGTGGGGCTGCAAGGCTCCATCCGACTGACCTTCCCTGTGGGACCTTCTTCCTAGGAAGGCGGCTTCCCACACGAGTGCTAAATTGGCTTCCGATAGGACTTAGAGTCTTGTCCGGCTGATTTATGGCTACTCTTTCGGGTACGACTGGAGGTCTTCGCCGATTTACGGTCCACATGTGGGCTGTTTGAGGTAGCTTCTAGCGCGAACTTAATTCATAGCCGCTGTTCGAACAGATGAGGTTTGGTATCGAAGTTATCCCAGTGGAGCTTGAGAAGGTAATTGTGCGTGACCTTAGCAGGTCAGTCCAATACAAAATCAAGTACAGTTGGCGATTCACCAAGTGGTAGAATGGCCGTACTGCTCCCCCATAGGGACTTCGGAACAGACATCAACTGATCGAACTTTCGTACGAAGGTAACGTCACCCTCAATAGGGTCCGTGTCCTTCTCGGGCCCCTCAAGGGCCCATTCACCAACTGCATCTTCTGCAGTGATCCCATCTCCACCTGAAGGGTCCGAAAACTCAAATGTATCCTGGTCAGCGAGCTTAACAAGTTCGCCAGACAGGAGCCACTTGATAACTATCGGATACCCGTACAGCCAAATCCCGGTCTCTCGACTGAAGTAGTCTAAGACTCCTTCAGGTTCGACGATCTTGGGTCGGTACATAGCCATCAAGGCTCAACCGGCCGCAAGAACGAGGTGAAAAGCTTTAATAAGCTCTAACCAGACTGCGGGACCAAGTACTCTCAAGAACCCGTGGTACAGGTTCATGCTACTTTTACGCCAAGTGGGAAAATCAAAGGCTCACTTCCGCAAGGACGTGAGGCTTGACAACCCAACTTTAACAAGCTTACCTCGGCTCTGGAGTGCAGTCCGCGCCTTTTGGGCGAGGGTTGCAGCTTCAACCGTGTGAGCCAGCGTTACAGGGCTTAGAATGAAGAATTGGTAACCGGTCAGAATAATCTGACGAATACCAATCACATCTAATGCTCTTAACACTGAAAGTAGAAAGAGTACGGCTGCTCGGGCCCGTACGAAGTCCTTATGGGTCTTCGCTCGGGTTCCGAACAGTTTCATAGTTCTTACCAACACCAGACTGGCATTTGGAAATCAATTTCTTGAAACCATATGCGAAATTAGCATCGGAGAGAACCATGGTTTACGTACCGATAAAGCGAGAAGTCGCGGAGAGATAGGGGAGATATCCCCCATCGCTCTGTGATAGAACCGCTTTGCAAACTCGAGTAGGCCTGATCGCGACCGGATGGTCTTGTGGAGAGCAATTTCCACACCCAATTCGGTCATGAGTAGGAGATATTGATCTCCTACAGCCGTATCCGCGATGACGATATCGTCACCGAGGACCGCATAGTGCTGGAATCATTTCTTATGTCCAGCTCTAAGAGCTGCGATTTGTACCAGGCAATGATGTGTAAGGGCAAGCATAGCCCACGAGCTGTAAGCTCCCATCGGTTGTCCTACCGAATATCGGTATGGCACACCCCGGTAGAACCAAGGTCTTCGCATCAGAACCGCTCAAGCTACAGCAGTAATAGGATCACAGATCATGGCTAGGATCTGGACCTGGACAAATAGTGGCAAGCGATCAGTCGCTGCACTAAGATCAAAGGAGTTTACCTGGATCACCTGTCCAAGGACAAGTGGTGCCCCCTTAGGTAGGGGACCATCCGGGCAAAGCCGGGGCAGGACACAGTCCTGTACCGGTTTCCATTGATCGAAAGTACCATCCTGTTTGATTCTCTTTAGAGTTTCAAATAGGGAATGGTGAAGGGCCTTAAGGGCCCATTGTGTCCAGTAATCAGCCGAAGCCACGATACGCACCTTTCCACCCCCCTCAGGGAGGGCGGTAAGTTTTCCCAAGTACATCCCGAAGTAACCGGTCCAATCGACCAGTTTTTTTCCGGAAATGTACTCGAAAATCTTAATGGCTACCGAGATCGGTATCATAATGACACCAATCACGAGAATCCATAAAGGGATCCACAACTGTCTACTCAGAAGTGAGTAAACAGTTAATGCGGCGAACTGTAAAGGATGGAACATGAAGGCGAGCGCATCGAAAGGTGCTGCTCAAACCGATTTGGAACCGTTAGGTCCCGCACTCATTGTAATGGGTGGATATCGGCCCTTCAGGCCAAGTCTAATATTCAGCCAGCCAGTAACTACGAGGAGTTCTGGGACAAGACCGAACGTTGACATGGTCCCTTTATAGGGATCAGTAATGGTAGACAGCTTTGCAGGGGCCCCTACACGTAGGGATCTCTGGAAGGCTAATACCGTTAAGACTGCCCGTAGCACATTAACATTTGCGCTACCCGAATTAATAGAGCTCAAGACCGCCTTTCTCAACTTGAGAGGGATCGATCTTGGTAAACCGTCTCTGGCTCTTGCCACATACGGTTCACCCTTCACGTGAGTGTAGGGATCTCCATTAATTACACCGATAATAATCAGTGTGCAAGTCTTCATATACTTGGTCGTCCACTTAGTCCCAGAAGAGGAAACTCTTTTGAGAAGGAGCCATAACCAGTTATGGAAATCAGACGAATACCGGGTTAACCCTAGGAGGGTTAACAGAATCAACATCATCGGCAACCATAAGGTTACGGATACATATCGACTCATAAGCTTCCGAGCCGCGCGACTATTAACATAGTTGAAAGCGTTGGAAATTAAGAGGATATAAGTAGGGCTGGCTTGAGGAGAGGAGCGGGGTGCTAACCCTTCCCCTCATTCTCGAGCGGCTCAAGCTTCCAGACAGTGCAGAGGCCAGGGCTACTCACTACGTTTGTCACCCGGACGTAGACCGGAGCCTTCACTTCGCCGCCTTGCGGCGACGCGTTGCTTCACCGGAACTCAATCCGATCGATGGCGCGTGTGGGGTTAAGGCAAGAGCCTGACCATCAAGAAAATTGCTTTCCTAGGGGGCCAGTTCTGTGATGAC